CAAGCTCAGGTCCACCTGTACCAATTAAGTTAAATGCTTGGTCTGCAGTTGTTTTTGATCTAGGATCAATCTCAGTTTGCTGCTCACCAACTTTAACTTCTTTGATATTATCTAGTTTTTCCATTTTTTCTCCTTAGTTCTTATTTTATAACACCTTTTTTAATCAACAACACCTTATTTTTCTTCAATTTTTACTTTTGAAGCTCCGGATTTAGCTAAACTAACCCCAGCTCGCAACATTGCAAGCTCTTTGTTCTGATCAAGCTTCTCATCAAAGTTAGATTGGTTCATCATAGCTCTCATTCTGTCTAAATCTATTCTATCTTCGCCTTCTGAACGTTTTCTTTCATCATCCATAGCTCTTAAATCTAATTCTCTAGATTTTAACTTAGCAATCGGATCATTTCCGAATTGACCCATAATTTTATTCTCTTCATCTTTAAATTCTTGGGTCATTTCTGCAATTAATTTAGCTTTTCTAGACTCCATAGACAATGTTATAGATAAAACTTGTTGTTGAACGTTAGGATCTTGTTGTGCAAGAGCAGGATTAGCTTGTAGCTGTGCTAATTGCTGTAACTCTTCTCTAAATTCTATTTCAATTTGCTCTTGTGCCATCAATGATATGTGTTCAAAAATATTTTTTTCTAATGCACCTAATACAATAGGGTTATTTCTAGCTAAATTAGTTGCCATAAAATTTAAATGCACAGTAATGTGTGCTCTATGATCTTGTCCTTTGAATGCTTGAAAAGGTTTTCCTGATAAAGCTAAGATATTTTCTGTTGCAGGATCCATTGGCATAGGTTGTTGAGGTGGTGGTAAAATTTTATCAATGTCTCTTACCCCAATCGCTTCATACATATTACGATATGCTTCGTATAAATTATGAATTTGTGGATTAGACTGAGCTAATTGTAACTCTGTTTGTGCCATAGATATTCTTTGTGTTTGAGAGAATATATTTGGATCAGCGACAGGAATAATATCAACTCTGTCATCAAAATCTTGAACCTTAATGTTTCTTTGGCCACCTACAATGTCGTAAGGATATTCTGGTGGTAAATAAGTTTTAAAAACGCCAGCTAATAATTTAAATTCGTGTTTCATTGCAACATATAATCTTTTGTGAATAGCTGACATTACACGTGAGCCACGTTCTAGTAATGCAACAGTTGTACCTACTGCAGCTTGCTGGTTCATATCGCCAACCTGTGAATCTGCAATTGATGCAAATCTTTGGCCAGCTTGAACAACAACACCCATCAATTGTAATAATGTTGCAGATGGTTCTTTGAAAGGTAGAGGTAAGAAAGCATCTCGGATGTTTCCACCTGGTGCGTCCACATCTCTGAACTCACCAGGCTGAATCGCTTGAGCTTCGTCTCTGACACGAATGCCCCGCTGTTTGAAACCTGCAGGTAGATTGGATAGGGTACCTGCATCGAGTAATTGACGTAATGCTGCTGTTGCAGTTCTTGAGAGGCCGCCAATCATATGGATTAAACCAAATCCATAAAAACCTAAACCGGGTAAAAATTTAAAGTGTACAAAGTATTGTGTCTTTTGTTTTGTTGGATCACCTACAGCGTAATTTCTTCTGATCGATAAAACTTTTCTTGTGCCTGCTTCGATCGTTACAATGTAAGGTAATTTAATTCCTGTTTCTTCGCCAGCTTCATCTCTATCTTCGAAACCTTCTAGATCGAGATTAACGTGGCATTCAATTAATTGATAAGTATCTTCATCTCTTGTTTTCTTAACACCTTCAAGTTCTCTTTCTTTTTTCTCAACTTCAGTTTCTTGAACATAAGTTGGATTAACTTCGATGTCTCTATAAAAACCACCGACTTGTTTTTTTCTTAAATCATTTTCAGATATTTTTAATACGTGCATTATAGCTTCAGCATCATCTAATGACGTAGCCGTGTAGGGTACAATTAAATCATCGGCTGGAATAAATTTAGAAACCGCTCTACCTAAAAGTTCATCGTAGTAAACTTTTTTAAAAGAAGAACCTGATAGAGGAAGATAAAATAACATTTGATCGAATTCAGGTTCATACTCTTTCATCTGATCCATCAGCTGATAATTCATAAAATCTTTAACACGTTTACACTGAGCTTCTCTTGCACGATCTGCAAGACCTACGATCTGTGTTCTAACAGGTCCGTTAGCTGGTAATAATTCTTTGTAAGCTTGTGCTTGAAACTGAGTTACAGCTTCTGCAAGAACAGGGTGCGTTGCACCTGATGCGCCTTGAAAGGGTTGTGTTCTGTTGTCGTATTTGAAACCTAATAAATCTAAACCTTTTGTATAACTATCTTCCCATTCTTTTCTAGAAGATTTGTACTGCATATAATTATTATATAAATCTGATCCGATAGGATCTAATACATCATCCGGTAATAAGTCAGCTAGGTTGGCATAGTGATCGCCACCTTGTTCAGGACTCGCGGCACCGGGTTCAAAATTAATTTCTACGCTGCCATCTTCACCTTGTACGATTTCAGTATTCTCAGGAGAGGGGACTTGGTCTTCGTCAGACTGAGCCGCTTCTACTAATTCTTCTTCGCTAGGTAATTCTATTGTTTGCTCTACGTTGGGTAGAGCTTTGTCGATGTTGTCTTCTGCCATATGGTTTCTCCAATCCTACATTCTTAACAGTATTATATTGAATATTCAACCCCTGTGCTTGTGGACCTGATTTAGGGGGTATTGTTTTAGTTAATTTCTTAGTCATCTAATTCCAGTATCTCTACTGCAGGATCTTTTTCTGGCTCTGCCAATAGCTTTCTTCTCTGTTCAGGGTCAGATGGATAAGTTGTTTTATCTAAGGGATCGTACTTTTTTAATTTACTTTGAGTTTCAATTTGCTCTAGGATCTCTATAAATTCTTTCATTATACCGCCAGGATGTTTGCTAGACCAAAACTTTCAGGAACCATACCGCCGCCTGCAAATTTTAAGAAAGGAAAAAGTTCCTCGAGCCCCGGTTCGAATACTCTTCTAATTCTATTCTTTTCAATCTCAGATAATTTAGCAAAATCTTTCATTGTAATCTGACCACTTGCCACGATTTTATTATCTATTTCTTTTAACGCTGATTTAACTTCAGGTGTTACATTACCTGGAAATCTATTTTTCTTTTGTTTAGCAAGTCTTTGTCCCAGTTCCTTGAACTCTGAACCTGGAGCCTTACGTCTTCCTAATTCTTTAAAAGTCTCAGAAGTGATAATGCCACCCTTTGGCAAAAGTTTTCCTGTTTCTTTAAATCGAACAAGGTCTGAAACGTTATCCATTAATATTCTTTCTTCAATAGGATTTAATTTTCCATTCTTAAATAAGTTAACGCTGTTCGTAATATTGAGAAACTGGTCGTCTGCTAAGTCTGTTTTATTTTTAAAATTTGCACCGATAGATCTAGGATCTAATCTTGAATTTGAGAAGAGACTTTTGTTTCCCGTTCCAATGAAAGCTATATCATCGGCTTTAGCTAAGTCTCTTGGTCTAACACCAAGTCTTCCTGCTAACTGTAATAATGTTCGACCAAATGCAAAACTAGCCATAATATTCTATAATCTCCCTTGTAATAGGTTCTTGTACTTTGTCTTCCGGGTGAGTTAAAAAATAACCTCCCCTTAATCTTGAAATTGCTTGCGTCGTGGAGTCAACGTAATCATCGTAATCTCCATTTGGAAACGCAGCACATTCTTCTATCACTTCTTGAGCAAAGGTTTGATGAAAAGGAGCCCATACTCTGCCAGATTCAAAAAGAGGTGCAACAGCGTTCACTCTAGAAATCTTATCATTTCCTCGAGAGGGAGTAAAGTTAATTACTGGGATGTCCATATTTCTTAGTTCGTGGATCAGGGGCAGACCAGAAGCTTTAGCCTCAACGATAACTTGATCAGGTCTCCATTCTAAATACAGTTCGTGGGCCCTTCTTCGTAGATCGGGGAAATCCATTCTATTTTTCTCAGCCGCTAATAAGATTGCGTGTTGACCATCGCCTTCTTTGTTAAAAACACCCCAGGTCGTAATAGCTGAATAGTCTGAAGTTGTTTGTTTTGTAAACGCCGTATCATAACTTTGAATAATAAATTCTACTTTGGGTGGTCTTTGGTGAGGCCAGTCTTGCCACCAGTCTCTCTTAATCAAGGCACCTTCTTCTGATGTTGGCTCTTGCATATATTGAGCATTCCATCTAGCCCCGGTCAGCGTTGCCTGAGTCCTTTGTAATTCTTTCAGTTTCCAAAATTCTGGCCAGCACGGTTTACCTGAAGGTAAGATCGCTGGAAATTTTATAACCTTCCATTTATCAGCATCATCAGCTGACATACTTTTTAGAAGTTGTCCGGTAATATCTTTAGTTGACCAACGTGTCATCACCACGATAATTTTACCTCCTGGCTGTAAACGTTGTCTTGGACCTGATAGATACCAGTCCCAGGCTTTGTCAAAAGATTTACCATCTTTCTTAATATCTTGTTCTTTGTGTGGATCATCGATGATTAATAAATCAGCACCACGACCTGTGATCGCACCACCAACACCAGCGGCAAAGTATTCTCCGCCCTGTTCCGTTTTCCATTTTCCAGCGGCTTGAGAATCTTCCATCAGTCTTGTAGCAAAAAGTTCCGAGTACAGGGGATCGTCGAGCAAGTGTTTTACTTTACGACCAAAGTCAATTGCAAGATCTGCTGTGTGTGTTGTTTGAATAATTTTTAATTTAGGGTTCTTTGCAACCATCCAGGCTGGCAAAAAGTAAGAAGCAAATTCAGACTTCGTATGCCTTGGTGGCATATTAATAATTAATCGATCAACCTTATCATTTGCAATGTCATTAAACATATCCGCCATAAATCTATGGTGGCGACCTTCAATAAATTCTGGCCACATATATTTGACAAATTCCAAAAAGTCTTTGTTGACTAATTTTCTAACTCTTTCTGCAGCAAGGTTCCGTTTTGATTTATAATATTTTTTCTTTTCAATCGGCGTTAATTGCTGAATTATTTTTTCATTATCTAAACTCATATTTTTCGTAACTCATTTTACCTTTACCACGATTATACGAATTATACTATATAGGGTATATCTTGGGACCCCTTTTTTTGTTTTAGGGGGGTGGGGGGTCTAATTTACAATGACATTTCAGGACCCCTTGGGACCCACTCATAAGGGTGGGCCCGCCCACACACAAGCCCCCAGGAAAACCCATTTTGGTCGGTGTTG